TTAGTTCTATTTCCCAGTACTTTGGATAATAGTTTATGTTTCTATCAGTTAAAAGAATAAGTGTATCACCAGCAGGTTTAACACTTATAACATTAGAAATAGGTAATATTTCTTTATTTTTGAATATGACTTTCATGATATTTAAGATTAAAACACTTATCAATATAAATATGCGGAATAGGATTAAGAGAACACTTATCAGCTGATAAATGCAGAAAATCCGCAAGCAAATCTTGTTATGTTGATATTGAGTCAAAACTTGTTATGTTGATATTGAGTAAGAGAACGTTCAAAACCAGCAGTAAGGTCACAAAGAACCCTACTACTGGTAATGGTATTCATTCAAGAAGTATATACTTCCGTATCATAGGCTTCACCTGTTATAACAGATGATTTAATTCTATCTATAATGCTTTTAGATGGTCTATATTGAAGCCGTCTAAAAACTTTTTTTAGATAATTAATATCCCTACTTAGATGTAGAGAATTAATAGGGAATGTTTTAAGTCCTAATCTATTTATATATCTTGGGACTTCTTTTTTCATTATGATGGTAATACTTGCAGCATCATAATAAATCCATATATTACTCATAATTGTAATAGTTTAATTGTTAATAAAACCAGAAGTAAGGTCACAAAGAACCCTACTACTGGTAATATTATTATTACTTTGTTACGCTAATCATTTCGTCAAACATTGGATAAGTAATATCAAACACTTTACTACTCCATTGACCATTTGTCCAATACATTGAATCACCGTAGTGCTTATGATGAACACCAATTTCAATTCTATGTAAAGTAACAATTACACTAATCCAATCATCTTCAAGAGGAATAAAACCAGCTTCTTTTGCAGCTTTCCTTATCCAAAAATCTTTATCATATAATTTTTTTTGCAGCTTCTGAACCTCTATAAGATTTTCAACTATTTTCTTTATTTTTTCTTCCATAATTGTAATAGTTTAAACATTAATAAAAATGGCAGTTGTTATGGTACAACTGCCAAAACCTTTTAGATGATACTATTCACTAACATCATCTGCATCAGCAATGTCAAACAGAGCTTTATTAAGATAAGCCGAAGTCATCTTGTCTTCGAGCTTCTCTATTATCTTCTGTCCTTTCTTGCCAAGTTCAATACCAACAATATGACAATAGATACTATTATGTTCTACTATCTTACTGTCAGCCTTGTCATTAAAAGGATTGGTATACTCCACTCCTTCTGTAACAGGTTCTAACAAGATGTCTATCTTTGCATAAGACAACACCATTGTCAGTAGGTCTGGTGCCTTCATTAGTGTATTCTTTGCAAATGCAATATCTTCATCATTTGCAAGTAATGCACCAATAGAATAAGTGGAAACAAAGATAACATTGTTTTCACCTAATTCATAGTCACCATTTTCGTTCACAACGTACTGTTTGACGTTCTTGTTTAACGTCAAACTAACTCGTGTGTACACGTCCATGTCTTTGACATTGACGTTCTTCACGATAACGTTGGCTAACTCTGCGCCATTCTTGCGCAGATTACTGATAATTTCTTTCATCTCTTTCATATTTATACTTTTTAAGAGATTTATCAGGAACGCCTGACACGAGATTGAAGAGAACTATTAACCCGTTTAATAGTTATTTCTTCAATCCAAAATTTTTTATGTTGATAATGAGTAAAATGACGATAGTCATCTTGTACGGGGGGATTCTAAGAATTAGAATCACCACCGGGGGTTGAAGTAGAGTGCCTCTCGCTCTCATTTATATACTTCACTTTTCTAATATCAACACTCTTATTTTCATTACTATTCTCTCTTTTACTTTTTCTCTCATTTTCACTATCTCTCTTATTATATAATTTAATAATACTTTTCTATTATCTTCACTTTTGTTTTTGTCATTATTTTTAAGTTTACTTTCATTGTATTTTTTAGATTATTTTATACTATTTCTTTCACTAACTATTTTATTTTCCTTTTAATTTTTGTTTTATTTACATTTTCTTAATTATTATCAACTAAACTTTCACTATTATTTTTACTTTTATTTTCACTATATAAACCATCATCATTTTCAGCATCTAATTTCGTAGATTGTTTAAGTTATGTTTTGTCATCTGATTTAAGAGTCCTTGTAATATATTGTTTAAGAGTATTAAAAAGATATGTAATAGAATTTTAAAAATTTAATACATATTATATAATATTTATATATAAGTATTATATAAGAAAAATATATTATATTATATAATATAATATACAAAAAGAAAAATTCTTTAATTTTACAATATACTAAACCTTATATTAAAACTACTCTTCAAACATATCATTTTTCTTATCTTAAACCTTATATTAAACATTATCTTACAACTTATACTACAACTTATCCTACTTCTACTATTACAAAATACCAAATTTTTCACTGTCATAACTGTTAAAATTTATTAAATTTAAAACTTTTCTTGATATTTGTAGCACTATTACGAATATATTTTGTATATTTGTCACGAAGATAATAATTAAGATATACATTATACACATTCTTATAGAAAATGTAGTATTATTCTACATATTGTTCAATTAAATAATATTAGTATTATGAAACAATTTAGTCTTATTAATGGTGAAAACAAAATTACTTTTAATTTTCCTACTAAACTTAGTGAAATTAGAGAAGATTATCTAACTGAAATTACTAAAAATGTTAAAGTTGCAGATGATTATACTCTTGTAGGAATAGTTTATCATGAAAGTCTTGGTAGTATTATTATTGCACGCAAACGTGCATCTAAATCTGTAACAGCAGGTATTGTTCCTATTTTTATTAAAGCTGGTAATACAGAAAACAATTTTATTAAATCTTGTAATATTAAGGATAAGATTATTATATCTGGATCTCAATTAAGTCTTGGTCATCATGTTGCTTGTCCAGCAAATGTATTAAGCCTTGATTATTTTATTAAATATCTTGACAAAGATAATGAAGTTGCTAAGAGATATAATAACACTTATGGTAAGGAAGAATGTTTCTTTATTGAATTTAAACTTGTTCCTAATTGTGACATTGTAGGTTTTTATGATAGTAAGTCAGAAATAAATGTTTCTGATTATAACTATGTTGAAGTTAAAAACACTAATGATTAACAATTAATTTGTTCTACAAGAGGTATTACACTTCTTGTAGAACTTTCTTATATTATGGCAGATACTTTTAGATTTCCAAATAAAGGTTACGAAGTTAAAGTTCTTCGTAAAGAGGATGTATTAGATAGTATTAACAAAAACATAATAGACAAAGAAGTTGCTTTAGCCATAGTTAAACGATGTGAAATTGATGCGGCTAATTTTATTAAAGAAGGTCGTTGGGCTGGTATTCCTTTTATTGGTAATATTCGAATACCACCTGCTGTTCAACAACTTATGTCTTCTGAACATCAAGCATTAGTTAAAGAGGCTGAAGAAACTTTAGATGCTAAAAAATATGTATTATTTAGGCACAATCTTGCTAACGATATAGGTAAACAAATTAAAACCGAAAGATATTACAAATATATGGTTAGTAAGTTTGTTGGTAAAAATCAAAAGTTTTTTAAAACAATAGCTAAACAACATGGTGATTTGTATGCTCGTTTTTTATGTTATACTTTAACAGAACTATCTACTGAACAAATGTATGAATAGATATAAATTATTAATAGATAGTCTTATTGTTATTGACGATAACGGTATGCCAAAACCACCAACTACTCGTCAATTAATAGATAAAGATATAAGAGAACTTTATCGTAGAGATAAATCTAAAGATAAATCTCGTTATATACAGGAATGTATTGTAATATATTATCTTGGTGATCCAAAATCTCCTGCAAGACAATCAGGTCTTAGTGACACTGAAGCCCTTACAATGGCTATTGAACAAGCAGGACTTGAAAAAACTTATATTCCTGATGTTCTTGTACTTAGATTAATTAAAAGATATTATGAAGAAAATATAACCGAAGCTGGAAGAGTTGTTGAGAATATTCTTCAAGGTTTACATAATATTAATCTAAGTATTAGTGTTGTTAATAATTTATTGAATGAGAAATTAAACTCTACAATAACCCTTGACGATATACCTAATATTGTAGGTTTGATGAATAATATTAATGCACAAAGTAAAGAAATACCTTCCATACTAAAACGTCTTGAAGAGGCTAAAGAAAATCTTATGTATGAAAAAGAAACTGAAACTTCAAGAGGTGGAGGAGTTGTTCTTAGTAGTATGGACGCTGATGATTACCAATAATGAAAGACATTTATTTAAATACATACCTTTATTTTGATGAAGGTCCACATAAATATACTGATAGTAATGGTAATGAATATATTTCAGTTACCACTATTATTGGTAATTATGTTCCAAAATTTGATGCAAAATATTGGGCAAGAAAGAAAGCAAAAGAACAAGGTGTTAGTGAAAAAGAAATTATTAGACAGTGGAATAAAATAAAAGATGAAGCTTGTAGCCGAGGTAATGCTACACATAACGGAATAGAAGATGCTATTAAAGAAATATCTAAATTTAAAGAAGCTATACAATATCTAAAACAAAATGATGGAAGATGTATAACTCTTGTTGATATTCCTAACTTAATTCCAATACCACTTGATGTAGATAAATTTATTGAAGCTACTGATAACAAATATCCAGAAATTTATAAAGTATTTAAATTTTATACTGATAAAGGTTATACAATATATTCTGAAATAGGAGTATTTGATCCACAACTTTTAATATCTGGAACTATTGATATTTTTTGTTATAGACCTACTGATTTTGTAATTCTTGACTGGAAAACTAATAGAGGAGGACTTCAGTTTGAAAGTGGTTATTTTAAAAAAGATAAAACTACTATTCCGAATCAACTTACTGACCAATGGGTTAGAAAGAATGATAAAATGCTTCCTCCTTTAAATCATTTACATGAGTGTAATGGTTCTCATTACACAATGCAATTAAGTATTTATGCTCGTCTTGCTGAAAGAATTCTTGAAATACCTTGTACAGGTCTTGGTCTTTGTCATATTGGAAGTCCTTTTATTTTGAATCAATATGGGCAACCATTAAGAGATAAAGATGGATACCATATAGATCCTGAAGGAAAAGAAACTGTTAATTGGTATAGAATTAATTATCTTAGCAATGAAGCTGATGCTATATTTAGAGATAGAACTTTACAAATAAAAGCTCTAAAAAATAAAGAAGATAAACAACTAACTTTATTTTAAAACTATGAAAACTAATTTGTATGCAAGATGTAATTCTTGTAATTTTGAAAAACTTTTTAAAGAAAAAGGTTATGCTTATTTTACAAAAGGTTCTTATAACTTAAACATAATAGGTGTACGATCTAATTGTGAAAACAAGGTTACTAATAAATATGATGATTTTCTTGTTGTAATATATAATTCTCCAGCTGGAAAAAGAATGCGTCAAATATATAATATAACAACTGAACCAGGTAAATATTATATGGAAGAAAATTTAGGTAATCCAAAGGGTACGGCTATTCTTGTTCCAGGTCAATATAGGGGGTGTTGGCAAATAGGTTTACATAGAGGAAAATATAAAGCCCTATGTCAAAAGAAACCTGTTAAAGTATATAGAGATAACAATAAAAATGGTATATATGATTTAGATCCTAAAACAATAGAAGATGGTATATTTGGAATAAATATTCATAGGTCTAATGAATCATGGACTCGAAATACTGTAGACCAATATTCTGCTGGTTGTCAAGTATTTTCTAATCCTGAACAATTTGCAGGTTTTATCAGACTTTGTGAAAAACAAAAAGAACTTTATGGTAATAGTTTTACATATACACTAATTGATGAAGCTGATATAGTATGAAATGGTTAAAGAACTTTACATCAACATTATTATATATCTTCATAATAATGTTTGCAGTAATAGGAGTATTGGAATTTTGTAAGAAGGTAAAAGAAACCCCCGTAAAGGAGAGAATAAATATAGACTCTATTGCTAAAGTTAATGATAGTATTAAAATTAAAGTTGAATCTTTAGATAGTATTAAAAATGCAAAAGTTATTGAGATTACTAATCTTGACAATGATAGTAGTATTAAATTGTTCTACGAGTTGGTCAAAGAATAATATTACACGTTCCTTTACGGGGGATGGAGAGTCCAACGATACACTTGTAACTGTTCCTATTAGTGCTATAAAGATTGCTAATGCTAAAATGGTAGAACTCAAATATGAGAAAGAAATAAATACTAAACTTCGTACTATTATAGCAAATGACAGTTTAATACAAGCAGGACTTAATAATGAAATTCAATTTATAAAAGAAGATAATAATAAAAAACTATCTAAAGTAAAGAAGCAAAGAAATATTTTTATAGGTACTACTATAGGAGCTTCATTATTGTTTTTAGTATTGTTAGCAAAATGAATGACAATAGTCTTGAAGAATATATTAGAAACTATCCTTTTCTTCAATATATAAAAGAAGATAAGAGTCGTTATACTCATGCAAAAGATGCTGGGTATGATGACCCTGATGATTTATTTCTAATTGGAGATTCTGGTGGTTTCTTATTAAATATAAATGAGGGTGATCATTTTACTAATGTTCATTTGTTTAGTGAAATGGCTGATTTTTATCGTGCCAATAAGCAATATACTTTTTTTAAAGAAGATAGTATCCCTCATAGACAATTAAGAAAAAGAGAAGAGTATCGTAGAAAACATGGTTATTCAGCTCCTTGTTTTGTAAAAAATGGAAAACTTGTTAATATAAGAATTACAGGTGCTCATTATAATTTTCTTAATTATACTCTAATAGAGCAGCTTGATACAAAATCTGCTAAACATACAGATAAGGCAAGTGTTGGTAAAAAGATATATGATTTTAGTAAGTTTATTGATGCTCAATTTTGGACACATCACATAAAAGAATTTGCTATTAGAAATGGTTTTCATTTAATTATAGACAAAACTCGTCGTGGAGGCTTTTCTTATATTGAAGCAGCAGATAGTGCTAATGATATAAATTTAAATTCTCGTAAAGTTGTAATCCATGTAGCTATTGATAAAAAATATCTTACTGTTAAAGGAGGTCTTACTGATTTTACAATTAATAATCTTCGTTTTTATGAAACAAGAACTCCTTTTAAAAGAGGTATTCTTTCAACAGATAAAGAAAATTTTACATTAGGCTTTAAATTACCTAATGGTGTTGTATCTCCTAAATCATGGAATAGTGGTTTATTTTCTGTATCTGCATTAAATAATCCAAACTGTGCCATTGGTAAAGATGCAGTTAAAGTTAAGACAGAGGAGATTTCAACTATGGATAACTTTGACGAATTTATGTCTGTTACTGAGCCTGCTATGAGAACTGGTAGTTATGTTACAGGTAACTTAGTTGGTTGGGGTACGGCAACAGCTGGTAATATGCAAACTTTTGAACAAAATTTTTATTCTCCAAGTTCTTATAATTTTATGCCTTTTGAGAATGTTTGGGATAAAGATTCACGTAATGAAGTTTGTGGTTATTTTAAACCCTATTGTTGGGGACTTCAAGGACAAGATGGTGACCAATATGCAATGGATGAAAATGGAAATTCTAATGTAGAAGTTGGTCTTCGTGTTGCATTTAAAGAAAGAG